CCACCGCCACCGCCACCGCCACCAGCTTCGTTGTGATCGAATGGGTTGTCTTGACTAGCACCAGCTCCACCGCCACCTCCACCGCCACCACCGACGATTACTGCTCCTGATACAAGATTATATGTCATACCTGTTTCTAATTTAAGTGCACTTGTTCCGTTACTCGCATCATCACCACTTGCCGAAGCATTATTATCGCTTCCTCCACCTCCATTACCTCCATTACCACCTTTTCCTGCAATTATGGCATTTGATCCTAAATCAAAATGAATATTTGTATTTGCTGGCCAACCATCACCAACCGTGAGTGCAACATCATTAGCACTTGATGCACCATCAGAACCAAATGTTTGATTGACATGAACTATTATTTTTTTACCACCTTGCCAAGTTGATGGTGACAAACTATCTCTGTAACCTCCAACAAAATCATAGTTACCAGCATCAAATCTATCAGTTTTAACATTATGGTTGAAAGTACTATTACCAGTTTCATGTAGATCAACTATAGTGTTTAATTGTTTCCCATGAAAAGCATCTACATTAATTGTTCCAGATGTGGGTATGCCTGTATCTAATGGTAAATTTGTTAACTCTCCAACATTCTCATTAGTAAAAGCGGAATCATCTCTTCTATATTGTCCTAATCTTACTGGAGCAGTTTCTGAATCTGTACCAGCAGTTCCAAACTCATCTCGAATTTGACTGAATGAAATTGGATTTTCTCCTGTAGGTAATACCATTTATCCCTCCAAAGATTTTACTTTTCCGTCTAATTCTTTGATTGCTTCAATAAGAAGTGGTACTAGTCTGTCATACCTTACTGCTTTTGTTCCATCTTCTCTTGTTTCAGTTACACCAGGTAATCCAAGTGCTTCAATCTCTTGTGCAATTATACCAGTGCCTTCTTCACCATTATAAACAGACTTCTCATTCCATGTAAAAGTATTACCACTAATTGAACGAACTTTATCAACCGCATTTGATATTGGAGTAATATTTTCTTTAAGAGTTACATCAGAAGTTGCAAATGCAGTAATATCTCCTCCTACATTTAATGCACCTCCTATACCTACACCACCAGTGACTACTAAAGCACCTGTGGTTTTATTACTTGATGTAGTACTTGCCGAAATATTAACAGCTGCACCCATTGCTGTTGAAAGTTCAATATCGTCATCAGCATCATTTGCAACTGCTATTTTTAATTTTGTATTTTCTCCAGTTTCCGCAAAATATGTGATAGATGCAGTATCACCAGTTCCACCTCCAGGATCATTAGCCCAATGAAGACCATTTCCAGTACCAGATCCAGCTGATGGTTGAATTTTACCATTAACAGTTAGATCATCTGTAGACGTAATTTGCTCTGCTTGAATTGTCCCTGTTGCTGTTACATTCACAATACCATTCAAACTATCACCAGCTGGTAACTCTTGAATCTGATTTGCACCAGCATTTACAATTAATGGAATTCTATCAGCCATTTTATCAATACACTTTTTTTCTATTTATCATACTAAATAGAGTATATGAAGTGAACAGGACTTAAAAATGATAGTCGTTAGGTGTAAAAACTGTAATAAAGAGTTGTCGAGTCAATCTGGAAAAACACAATGTTGTGGTTGCTCGAATATGATGACCCTCGTAGATGATGTTATTACAGCAAAAGATTTAGGTAAAGTCATAATTGTCAGAAACTTACCAAAGAGAAAGCATAAAGATTCATTGACGAGTGAAGATTTAGCATGGCAAGAGGCTAGAAAGCAGAGAAAAGTCAGGAAATTAGATTTTGACATTCGCTGACATTTACATATGTCAAAAGTTTGTTATAATATAGATATTAAAAACCTACGATCATGATAAAGCAATTGATTACAGAGTTTCCTCTAAGTGATGTTCCTAGAGAAAGGAGCATCAGTAGGGAAAAAATCACCAAATATGCATATACTAAAGAAGAAGTAGACCTACTTCTCAATGCTGCTATTGAAAAGGCTGTTGCTGAAGCAAGACGAATTGATGAGGAATCGATGGCAAAGCATAATCGTGATGCTACTGTCATCAGTATGATTCTTGGATTTACGACTCTTGCACTATTCGTAGATGGTTTACTTAGAATGCTTGGAATCATTCCACCTTTTATGGATCTTGATGTTAACATTTTAAATAAAATAGAAACTGATATTATAGATAAGATAAGGCAAGTTCCTGTACAAAAATTATTTCAACACGGTTTTAGATAATGGGTGAAGAAGAATTACAAGAACAAATCATAACACAGATTGAAGTTCTTGTAGAAGAACTGGGTGGCAC